TGCCATGATTGAGAGAAGGAGAATGATCCTGCACATGCTAGGTCATCATCTGCAGATGATCCTGTGCATCCATTTTGAACACCAGTAATTGTTCCAACTGTTCCAACACCTGTAGTAGCACTATAAGTGTTAATACCGATACCACCATCTACAGCACTACTACCAGTGGCAGCAGGTGTATGTGTTGTGATCACGTTGTTTCCAGAGATCGAATAACTATTTCCGATTCTTGTTTGAGTTACGATTTGAGGTTCAACAGTTAGTTGTAAACTGGATTGATGTCTTGTACTCATACCACCTGCATTTGCTGCTGTGCCGAACGTCAAAAGCATAACGATAGGTAAGAATTTCTTCATTTTCTTCATAGAGAATCCTTCACTATATAGGTGAGCAAAACCTTACTAAAATGTTCGGAATGTACCATTTACCTAGTCCTAACGATATGGTTAAATAGTATTGTCGCCTTCGGGGACACAAACTATACTCGCTTATTTAAGGAGAACTATGAACTATCTAACAAGATGGACTACAAAGGACATCGACAAAATTTTTGACGCTGCAACTAGATACAGCGTAGGATTCGACGATCTATTCGATAGATTCCATGCATATGGTACAGGATCAGTACAAGGACAATATCCACCATATAATATCGTAAGGGAATCAGATGAGAAATGGAGAATTGAACTAGCATTAGCAGGATGGAAGAAGGAAGATATAGAAGTATCAACCCAACAAAATGTCTTGTGCGTTAAATCAAAAGCACAGGAATCAAAACCTGATGCAGAGGAATATGCACACAAGGGTGTAGCAGCAAGAACCTTTACAAGAGGATTCAATCTTTCAGATGATGTAGAGATTGGAGACATCAAACATGAAAATGGTCTACTAACCATAGAACTAAATAAGGTTATTCCAGAACACCAGAAACATAAAGTCTACGATATCACTTGACATTAGAGTGTTCAGATGATATCATTAAATGATGAAAGAATTCTGGAAGGTCTGGAAGTATGCTCTTGGATCTTTTAATGACGAAACTACAAAGAAATATGATAACTGGATCTGTGCTATCAGAACTATTATTATGATTCAACTTGTTGTCACTAACTGCTTTATTGTTGGTGGCAACATTCGTCATTGGAACGATCATCATATTCCACCATCATACACAACAAATGGCAAGTCTAATTAGTAATATGCCCGCAGAAGAAGTGTGGGTAAGGAAAGAATATTTAACTGACTTTGAGTCTGGTCATGGCGAATTTACACCAGGTGTCTGGGTATCATGTAAATCAATGCCTGGTCGGGCATTTTATTTTGAGACATACTTACCAGAGTATGCAGCAATATATGATAAACTACCAATTAGTGCATTTGTAAGTAGACCTGAGACACCAAAACCAGATATGGATTTACCTAATCTACAGTTCTGGAATTGTATGGATTATGGTGTCACAACTATATGCAAGCAATTTATAGGGTCTATGGATTATGAACTATATACTAGAGACTTTGGATCACAATTAGGTAAGTATGTTATTACAATAGATAATTATCATGATGAACCTGATACTCCAGACTATAGCACAGCAGAAACACCATCAGAACATAAGAGTCATAATTTAATAGCACTGAACAATGGTCAGTTTGCTTTGTATCCTAACAATAGGATGAGAATATATGATAACTCTTTGACTCCAAAAAATCCTAAGATGCCAGACTTCAAAGTATCTACTCAGATCTTTAGTGTGGAACGAGGACACATGGAACGATACGGTGATACGAATGATTACCATTACGGAATACAAAATGAGAAGCAACTATCTGAACCTAAAACCGAATAATTATCAAGGTGAAACTGAACTCATAACATTAGAGTTGCCAAGTCACCAAATTAGTGGTATAATGAGATATGTTATACCCATCGCAGAACAGAAAAACACAAACGCTGAAAGAATCCTAGTAGATCTTTTCAAAGAATGTGCATACACCTTATCAGAAAGCAACAAAAGTTATGAGCGTAAGAGTCGTAAGAATGCGAAACGGTGAAGATGTCATCGCAGACGTTTTTGAAATTGCAGCAAAAGATGAACCAGAAAAAGCAGTAGCTTTTAGAATGGATCATCCCTACAATGTTTATGTTGTAGAGACAGACCAAGATCTTTTAATTGAATCAGAAGGTGTACAAAAAATGTCATCACCTGAGATACAATTTACACCTTGGGCACCGTTAAGTAAAGATAGAAGGGTTATCCTTCGACTAGATGAAATCATAAGTGCATACGACACTTATCCAGAGGTCATCGAAAAATACAATGAATTAGTAGAGGCAGCAAATGGAAGAGGAAGCACTGACACAAGCGGATCAGGAACAGTCGGTAGTCCGACTAATCTTGCTGAGACAAAGAAATGAGTATCTTATAGCAAAGATAACTGAGTTAGATGAAGAACCTATCTATCTTCTTGAAAGATGCTACGAAGTATCTGAAGAGGGAGAACTCATACCATTTCCTAAGCATAGTTCACAACGTGACATCTTCTTGACATCTGATGTAGTTTTGACTATACTAGAACCTAGTCAAACTTTGTTGGACAAGTATAACGCATGAGTAAGTTCTATACGAACATTCAACTAGCAGGAGATACAGTTTTATATCGAGGGTACGAGGATGGACAACCAGTTCAATTTCGTACCCAATTTTCTCCTACGTTATACGTGACATCTAATCATCCAGAGAAGATGAAAACTCTTACAGGTAAATCTGTAAAACCTGTACAGTTTCAAACTTCTAGAGAAGCACGAGAGTTTATCAAAACTTATGATGGTGTAGAAAAGTTTGAAGTTCATGGATATGAACGTTTCGTATATCAATATATCAGGCAACAATTTCCTGATGAAGTTGACTACGATATAAGTCAGATGAAAATCTACGCAATGGATATTGAGGTTCAATGTGAGAATGGCTTCCCTGATGTAGAAGCAGCAGCAGAAGAAATGCTATCAATCACCATCAAAGATATGGTGACTAAAAAGTTTTACGTCTGGGCAGTTCGTGATTTTGAAACTGAACACGAACAATTCATCTTTGATAGTGAGAGAGACATGCTCAAGGGTTTTCTTGAGTGGTGGGTACATAATACACCTGACATCCTTACAGGGTGGAACGTGAATCTTTATGACGTACCATACATCGCTAGAAGGTTAAATAGAATATTGGGGGAAAAATGGATGAAAAGTTTATCCCCATGGAATAGAGCAAATGAAAGGGAAATCTACGTTCAGGGACGTAAGAATTATGCTTATGATGTCAGTGGGATTAACATTCTTGACTATCTCGATCTTTATCGCAAGTTCACTTATAGTAATCAAGAATCCTACAGACTTGATCACATCGCTTTTGTCGAACTAGGACAAAGGAAAGTAGACCATAGCGAATACGAAAACTTCAGAGACTTCTATACTAAGGATTGGCAGAAGTTTATGGAGTATAACATACAAGATACTGAACTTATTGACCGCCTTGAAGACAAGATGAAATTGCTTGAGTTAGCAATCACTATGTCTTATGATGCTAAGGTAAACTTTGAAGATGTATATTCACAGGTGCGTATGTGGGATACAATGATATACAATTATCTTGCTGATAAAAATATTGTACCACCACCTAGAAAGGGATCAAAGAAAGATGAAAAATATGCAGGTGCATATGTAAAAGAACCTGTGCCTGGTAAGTATGATTGGGTTGTATCCTTTGACCTTAATAGTCTATATCCTCATCTCATTATGCAGTACAACATATCTCCTGAGACACTATGGGAGACTAGACATCCTAGTGCAAATGTTGAAAGGTTATTGAATCAAGAGGTAGATTTATCTGGTAAGTTTGCTGTATGTGCTAATGGTGCACAATATAGAAAAGACATTCGTGGTTTCTTACCTGAGATGATGGAGAAGATATACAATGAACGTGTCATTTACAAGAAGAGAATGATACAGGCAAAGAAAGACTATGAAAAAACACCCACCAAACAATTAGAAAAAGATATAAGTAAGTTCAACAACATCCAGATGGCAAGAAAGATTCAATTGAACTCTGCCTATGGTGCTGTTGGCAATCAGTATTTTAGGTATTATAATTTACTTAATGCTGAAGCAATTACATTGTCTGGTCAGGTATCAATTCGTTGGATTGAGAACAAGATGAACCAGAAGATGAACAAAATACTAAAAACGGAGGATGTTGATTATGTCATTGCTAGTGATACTGATAGTATCTACCTCAATTTGGGTCCTCTGGTCGAGGGTGTATACAAAGGGAGAAAAGAAACTGATGAGGTCATTGTTGGGTTCATTGATAAGGTCTGTTCGATGGAACTTGAGCCTTATATTGAGAGTTCTTATGAAGCGTTGGCAAAATACGTAAACGCATATGACCAAAAGATGTTCATGAAACGTGAGACCATTGCCAACAAAGGTATATGGACAGCGAAGAAGAGATACATCTTAAACGCATGGGACATAGAAGGTGTAAGATTTGCTGAACCTAAACTAAAAGTCATGGGTATTGAAGCGGTCAAGTCATCTACACCTGGTGCATGTCGTGATAAGATTAAAGAGTGTCTCAAGGTCATCATGAACAGTGATGAAGAAGATGCACAAAAGTTTATCGCAAACTTCAGAGAGGAGTTCTATGAATTACCTATTGAAGACATAGCATTTCCTAGAGGATGCAATGGGATAAATAAGTGGGCGAACAAATCCACTATCTATAGTAAAGGCACACCTATTCATGTGCGTGGAGCATTACTATACAATTACCATAATACAAAACAGAGATTGACACATAAGTATCCTCTGATTCAAGATGGTGAAAAACTTAAGTTTGTTTATCTTAAGACACCTAACAAGATATCAGAGAATGTTATTTCGTTTCCAAATACTTTCCCAAAGGAATTTGGACTTGACAAATACATTGATCATGAACTACAATTTAGTAAGAGTTTCTTGGAACCGATAAAAGTTATTATGGATACTATTGGGTGGAAGCCTGAGAAGATCGCATCACTTGAATTTTTATTTGGATGAAAAAGTACAAAGTCGAATACCAAAAAGCGTTCGGCACACCTAAAAAAGAGCATCAGATATTCGATGATATATCTGAAGCAAAATGGTTTGAGCGTGCCATGAAACGTTCTAATTTTATAACATGGATTTATGAATTTTCTGAAGGACATAGCTAAAGAGATTGGTAATGATTACGCATCATTAGTCTCTGAAGGTGTATCTGCAGGTGATACTGCAGGATTTATTGACACAGGTTCTTATATTTTTAATGCATTATTATCAGGATCAATCTATGGAGGCATTCCTAATAATAAGATAACTGCAATAGCAGGTGAGACATCTACAGGTAAGACATTCTTTTGTCTTGGTATGGTTCAACATTTCTTAGAGTCTAATCCTGATGCAGGTGTAATATATTTTGAGTCTGAATCTGCTATCTCTAAACAAATGATTGAAGATAGAGGTATAGATTCTAATCGTATGCTACTTGTTCCTGTTACAACAGTTCAAGAATTTAGATTACAATCAATCAAAATATTAGATAAATATAACGAACAAACTGCTGAAGAACGCAAACCCTTAATGTTTGTTTTAGATTCTCTTGGTATGTTATCAACTTCTAAAGAAGTAGAGGACTCTGAAGCAGGTAAAGAGACACGAGATATGACTCGTGCTCAAGTCGTTAAGTCAATCTTTCGTGTGCTAACCCTAAAATTAGGTAAAGCAAACGTCCCTTTGATCGTCACTAACCATACATATGATGTAGTTGGTGCTTATATTCCAACCAAAGAAATGGGAGGTGGAAGTGGACTCAAATATGCTGCAAGCACAATTGTATATCTTTCAAAGAAGAAGGAAAAGAATGGTAAAGAGGTTGTTGGAAATATTATCAAATGCAAAACCGCAAAATCCAGACTAACTAAGGAGAACTCAGATGTTGAGACACGATTATATTATGACCGTGGATTGGACAGGTATTACGGACTACTGGAACTGGGTGAGAAACATGGAGTATTTTCCAGAAAAGGCAATCGCATCGTTGTCGGTGACAGTTCCGTTTATCCTTCTGCTATCCTTGCTGATCCCGATAAGTACTTCACCGAAGAACTAATGGAGAAACTAGACGAAGCTGCTGCTAAAGAGTTTCGTTATGGCAACTAATTTAATTGACTATGTTAGAACGTATCCTAATGTTCTTAGTAAATCAGTATGTGATACGATCATCAAGAACTTTGATGAGTCCGACAGCATATACACTGATAGAGAGCAGCGACCAAGTTTCAGAGAACTAAATATTTCTCAGAGATATCATGCAAAAGATCCCAAGTGGGTTGCTGAACAGAACCTGTTGATTGATATATTTGACGAGTGCATGGACAAATATATGGAGGAACTGGATTTAGGTCCTGACTTTCCTGCCAAATATTCATACGAAGAGTTTCGTATGAAGATGTATGAAAATAATAATTATGACCAATTCAAGGATCACGTTGATGTGCAAGACTATGCTTCTGCTCGTAGATTCTTAGTCGGTTTTTTATATCTCAATGATGTTGAAGAAGGAGGAGAGACATCATTTCCTAAACTAAACTTTGACATTTCTGCCAAGTGTGGTACAATACTTTTATTCCCACCAACGTGGCAATACAGACATGCAGGTAGACCACCTGTATCAAACAACAAATATATTGTTGGAACTTATCTTCACTACACATGAATTTAGAACTCACGATTCTCAGTAATCTATGCTATCATGAGAAATATGCACGTAAGGTGCTACCTTTCTTAATGAAGGAGTACTTTACCAATCGTGAATATAAGATTATATTCTTAGAAATTCATGAATACATTAGTCAGTATGATGCACTACCTTCTCTCAATGCTTTGAGCATAGAGTGTCAAGAACGCACAGACTTAACTGAAGATCAATTTAAAAACATCAAGGAGGTTTTAAGTGAGTTATCCAATGAGAAAAGCGAGTACGATTGGTTGGTTGACACTACAGAGAAATGGTGTCAGGAGAGAGCGATTTATCTATCGCTTATGGAATCCGTTAAGATTGCTGATGGACAGGATACAAAGAGGGATAAGGGATCTATTCCAGAAATCCTCAGTCAAGCACTTGGAGTAAGTTTTGATCAGAACGTTGGACATGATTATATCGCAAACTCAGATGAAAGATTTGATTTCTATCATAGAAAAGAAGATAAAATTCCATTTGATCTAGAGTTCTTTAATAAAATTACAAAGGGTGGACTACCCAACAAAACATTGAACGTTGCACTAGCAGGTACAGGTGTTGGTAAGTCATTATTCATGTGCCACATGGCAGCAGCAACATTGCTACAAGG